CCTGCTCGGAGACCCGAACCAGCCTGGTACCCGCGTGCCGTGGGTGGACTGGGAGGTCGAGCAGAACGTCTGGCACTCGGCCAGCACGTTCCGCATGCGGTTGCCGATCTCCGCGCTGTCCGACCCGATCAACCTGAACTACATCCTAGGCACCAACCCGATTCAGGCACAGGTCTATGCTGGATTCCCCCTAACCCGGACCAGTACGGCACATCGGACCTGCAGCAGCTGATCCTTGGCAACGTCGACAGCGTCAACTTCGATCCGTCTGGGCGGACGGTGGATATTTCAGGGCGGGACTACACGTCGCTGCTAATCGATTCGAAGACGTTTGACCGGTGGGCGAACCAGACGGCAAGCCAAATCGCGACGACGCTGGCCAAGCGGCACGGCCTGACGCCGCAGGTTACGCCGACCACAGGGCTCGTCGGCAAGATCTACGAGATCGACAAGATCCACGATCGCCACGGCACAACCGAGTGGGAGTTGCTGACTTGGCTTGCTGGCGTCTATGACTATGTGGTCTATATCCAGGGCATGACGCTTTACTTCGGGCCCAAGCCGGATCCAAAGACGGCGACACCATACCTGATCCAGTGGCAGAACCCCGACCAGAACAGCGCGTTCTTCCAGGCGAACGTGCTGGATCTGGGGTTCTCGCGCACGTTGACGGTAGGCAAGGGCGTGATTGTCCAGGTGCACAGCTTCAACCACAAGCAGAAGGCCGGATTCTCCGTGACCTACCCGCAGGGGAAGGCGAAGGGCATCACGCCGGGCACGGCGAAGGCGCCAGCGCAGGTCTACAGCTACATCATCGCCAATCTGAGCCAGCAGGACGCCCAGGAGCGGGCCGCGAAGATCTACAACGACATCATCCGGCACGAGCTCAAGATGAACGCCAACCTACCGGGCGACAACATCCTGGTGCCAAACGTGATGGTGCAGGTGTCCGGTACGCAGACGCCGTTCGACTCGCTCTACTACGTCGAATCGGTGGCGAGGCGGATGAGCTTTGATGGTGCCTACCGGATGTCGGTGCGCGGCAAGAACCACAGTCTTGATACCTCGGTGATCCCGTCATGAGCGTCTCTCACTTCGCCAACATCATGCGCGCGCATGCGCAGATGGCGCAGGGCGAGAAAACCACGCACCGGGTCGGGCAAATCACGGCTTATGACCCGAGTAAGTACGCCGTCCGGGTGAAGTTCTGGCCGGACACCGTGGAGAGCTCTGGCTGGATCCCGCTGGCCTCGACCTATGTAGGCGCGGGCTGGGGGCTGGTGGCTGCGCCGACCATCGGCGACCAGGTGATCGTCGCGTTCGATCGCGAGGATCAGGATGCCGGGGTTGTGGTCGGCCGGTTCTTCACCGATGTCGAGCAGCCGCCAGCCGCGCCGTCCGGTGAATTCTGGCTGGTGCACAAGTCGGGCTCGTTCCTGAAGTTTCACAACGACGGCACGGTGGAGCTTACGGCGAACAGCACCATGAAATACACGGCCACGCAGCATCACTTCGTCGGGCCAGTGCAGATGGATAGCACGCTGAACGTCAACCAGACGATCAGCGGCGAAGGCGGCATGTCGATCTCAGGCGACAACGGCAGTGGTCACGCTTCGACGGTTACCGGCAACACCAATTTCGTTGGCGGTGTAACGGCGAACGGTCACGACATCGGCAGCACGCACCAACACATCAACTCCGGTGGCTCTGGCCTCGGCGGGGTGCCGCAATGACCGTCCAATTACTCAACGACCTGAACCATCTCTGGGGCCAGGACATAGTCACGAGTCCGACCGGGGACCTTGGCGTGGTGAGCGCGGGAACGCGCAGCCAGCAGCGAGTGATCCGTCGGCTCTTGACCAACCCGCTCGATGCGAATGGGCCGCCGGATTATCCGTTGCACCCGACCTATGGGGCCGGGCTCGCGCGGTACGTCGGCCAGGCCGTCGACGCGGGCAAGCTGCGCGCGCTGATCCGCGGCCAGATGCTGCTGGAGGATTCAGCGGCAAGGAATCCCGAGCCGCAGATCACCGTGACGCGCCCTGACCCGTCAACGATCTCGGTCTATATCCGGTACACGCTGGCCGGGACGGGCGCGCCGGTAACGCTCTCATTCAACGTGAACGCATAAGCGCTCACTGCCTGACAACTGGGCCGCCTTCGGGCGGCTTTTCCATTCCTGGACGCCATGCCTCAAATCACTTCGTGGGATCTGCCGACGACCATCCAGAACATGGCCACGTCGGTGCAGCAGAAGGCCAAGGTCCTGGTCGACTTCACGGTCGGCTCCGTGACGCGCGCGGTGGTCGAGGCGACCGCGCAGGTGGTGATCTGGCTGGAAAGCCTGATCCTGCTGTTACTGCAGGCCACGCGCGCGGCGACGTCGAGCGGCGCGGATCTCGACAGCTGGATGCTCGACTACGGCCTGACTCGCCTAGCGGCCACAGCGTCAACGGGCCAGGTCACGTTCTCGCGCTTCACGCCGACCTATCAGTCCGTCATTCCCGTGGGCACGGTCATCCAGACGTCCGACGGCACGCAGCAGTTCACGTTGATCGCGGACACGACGCAGTCTGCCTACAGCGCGGCGCTCGGGGGCTATGTGATCGCGGCGGGGATTGCCAGTGCTGTGGCCACCGTCCAGGCGGTGAATACCGGCTCCGTGACCAACGTGCTCGCCAATACGATCACGACGCTGACGCAAGCGGTCCAGTACGTGGACACGGTGACGAATGCGGCAGGCTTCACGAACGGCACCGACGCTGAAACGGACGGCGCCTTCCGCGCACGGTTCATCACCTACATCAACGGCCTGTCCAAGGCCACGAAGACGGCGATCGGCAACGCCATCCTGGTTGTCAAGCAGGGCTTGAGCTATGTGCTGGTCGAGAATCAGACTTATGGCGGCGTTTCTCAACCCGGTTACTTCTATGCCGTGGTCGACGATGGCACGGGCAGCCCACCGAGCACGCTGCTGTCGTCGGTGTCCAATGCCATCGATGCGGTGAGGCCGTTCACATCGACCTTCGGGTCGTTCGTCGCCTGTGGTCGTGACGGCGAACGTGGCCATGACCATTACCACGGCGGCAGGCTATAGCCATTCCGCGGTGGTCACCCTAGTGCAGGCCGCGTTGCAGAGCTATATCAACTCGCTGGCAATCGGTCAGACCCTGAGCTACAGCCGCCTGGCGCAAGTAGCCTACGACGCCTCTCCGGGCGTTACCAACGTGACCGGCACCACGCTCAACAGCGGTACCGCCGACCTGGCGGCGACCAACCAGCAGATTGTGAAGTACGGGACTGTGACGGTGGCGTGATGGCGACAGGCGACAACAACGATATCTTCGCGCGCCTGAAGTCAGCGCTGCCATCCCGGTGGTTCGGATCCACGGCCGACTCCATGCCGGTCGTCGACTCACTGCTGGCGGGCATCGCGACGGCGCTCAGTTTCGTCTATTCGCTGTATGTCTACGCGAAGCTGCAGACGCGGATCCTGACCGCGACGGATGGCTGGCTTGATCTGATCGCTGCCGACTTCTTCGGTTCGGCTGTCCAGCGCAAAGCCAACCAGTCCGACGCATCGTTTCGCGCCAACATCATCGCGAACATGTTTCGCGAGAGGGCGACCCGGAACGGGATGGTCAAGGTCTTGAAGGATCTGACCGGGCGCACGCCGACGATCATCGAGCCGGCAAGGCCGGCGGATACCGGCTCTTATGGCGGCCCGTTGATCGGCTACGGCGTGGCGGGAGCCTACGGTTCGCTGCTGATGTCGTACCAGTGCTTCGTTGTCGCTTACCGTCCCTTCGGGTCTGGCATTCCTAACGTTGCAGGATATGGGGTATCCACAGGCGCCTATGGGACGCCATCCCAAGCCGAATACGCATCGCTCTCGATGATCCAGGGCAGCGTCACGGACGCCGACATCTACGCCGCGATTGAGGCGACAAAGCCTGTCGCTACGACCATCTGGACAGCGATCCAGAACTGATACCGACCCTACCTTTCGAGCAAGCCCGCCATAGCGCGGGCTTTTTTCATTCTTGGAGCCAGTTGAATGGACCGCCAGATCATCTATCCGGGGCAGATTCCCCTCGAAACGGACCTGCTGAACACCAACAAGAACACCATGATCGCACTGTCAAAGCTGGCTGCGGCCGTGCTTGGAACGACGATGCTCGTCAATGGCTTGAGCGTTGGCCCGAACAGCCCGGCCGCGTTGAACGTCGTTGTGTCGCCGGGGGAGGTCTACGCGCTCGCAAACGTCGACACGAACCCATATAGTTCGTTGGCCGCCGACACAACGCACCTGGTGATGAAGCAAGGCGTTGCGCTTGATGCGGTGACGGTCGCGTGCCCGGCTCCAACGACGAGTGGGTTCTCGATCAACTATCTGATCCAGACGGCATTCACCGAGTCCGATGGTCTGCCGGTGACTCTGCCGTACTACAACGCCTCCAATCCGTCGCAGGCGTTCAGCGGCCCCGGCAACAACGGCGCAGCGCAGAACACCAGGCGCTTCGGCATCGTCGTCACGAACGCCAAGGCCGGGACCGCCGCCCCGACCGGCTCGCAGACGACGCCATCGCCGGATCCGGGCTTCGTCGCGCTGGCGATCGTGACCGTTGCATACGGCCAAACCACCATCACGACGACGAGCATCGCGGTTGCTACCACTGCGCCTGTTATTCCATCTGGCGGTCTTCTGCCGGCAGTTCAGGCGAGCAGCCTCACCGTGGCCGCTGACGTGGGTGCGGCGAACGTCTGTGTCGTGAACTACCAGCCTCCGGTCTACGCACTGACCGACGGCATGGTGTTGTGGTTCAAGGCGAAGGCGGCGAATACCGGCGCTACGACGCTGAACGTCAACGGGCTGGGCGCATTCCCGCTGATCGGTGGCGCGCACCAGGCGCTGACCGGCGGGGAGATTATCCCGAACGGAAAGTGCCAAGTCGTCTGGCGTGCCGACATCAACTCGTTCATCCTGGTCGAGTGCACGGGCGGCGCTCTGCAGGTGTCGCCAGGCATCAACATCAACCATGGCGCCCAGTTCGGCCAGTTGACCGGTGTCGTTGGTTCGGCAAGGAATCTCAAGGCTTCGGTGTCGGGGGCGGCAGCATCCAGCGTTGCCTATACCGCCGACGAAATCATCGTCGAATCCGCGCTTGGCGGTCTGCAGTACAAGCTCAGCTCGTTCAGCCAGACGCTGAACGTCGCGACGACCGGTATCGGCGGGATGGACACGGGCAGCGCGCCAGTGAGCGGGTATGTCGCCATCTATGCGGCTTACAACCCGTCGACGAAAGCGGTCGGTATCTTCGCGCAGAACGCTCCTGCTCTAGCGGTTATGGGGAACGTGTATGGAGGGGCAAACCTCCCGGCGGGGTACACCGCAACTGCGCTGATTGGGATCTGGCCGACGAATGGCAGCGGTCAACTGATCGTCGGGAACCAGTTCGACCGCACGTTTTGCTTCGTCCCTATCCTGCTGATCAGTACCGCGACCCAGCAAGCAACCTATTCCGGCCTGAACGCGACGCCGGCAATCCCTGCAAACGCGAAGACGTGTCGTCCGACTGTCTCTATCACTTGCAGTTCTACAGGCGGCACCTTAGTGGCGAAGATCGCCAGCGCATCTTCTGGAATTGGGGAGGAAGCTGTGTCGGGCGTCTCGGCTGTCGCTAGTGCTGGCGTTCAGGTGCCATTGCCGCATGTGCAAATCACTTCCGCCCAGCAGTTGTTCTACGTAGCCACAGCATCAGCAGGAACCATGACCTTCAGCGTCCAGGTATCCGAATACACTTTCTAAGGAAAGCCATGCAGACAATCTATGTGCAATTCTCCGATGAATCTGAGTCGACGGTGGCGAGTTACTTTGCAGGGCCGCAAGACCCAGAAGATCATCCTCATCAAGGAGAATTGGCTGCGTCCGATCCGCGTTGGGCGAGTTTCTACAATGAAATGCCGGCGATCATGAAGGGCAGCTTACCGGCGCCCACGGCATAGGGTTGCGCACGCTGGCTTGTCCACCGCGCGCTTCCGGCTTCGCTTGGCGTTATTGCCGCATGGCCGCGACAGTTGACCACATGACCGCGGCCATGCGCTCACCCATCGCAGCATAGGTCGCAGCGGTAGGGTGGATGTTGTCGGGTGTGACGGCAGGATAGGCGTAGTTCGGCACCGAGGGG